AAAAGCAACAATCAAAACCGGAGTAAATATCCATGCCTAATCTCGGCCCATTTCCACACGGCGTCAGTTGGTCTGACGTTCCAACCAGCGTCATCACACCCGTTGAGGCGATCCCCGGCGTCAATGTCGTGTTCGGCTCATCCCCTTTGCATCTCGTCCAAGACGGCAAAGATTTCATCAACAAGCCGCGCGTTTACAACAGTTATCAAGAAGCGGTGGTCGAGCAGGGGTTTTCCACCGACTGGGATCGTTACGACATTTGCGAGCACATGGACTCGCAGTTCGTTGAGTTCGGGATGTTCCCCGTGATCTACGTCGCCTGCAATGATCCGGAGAACGGAGCCGTGGTGTTCGCGCCCGCACCGTTCACGCTGGTCAACGGCCAAGTGGACACGCTACAGGAACTGATTGCGTGGACGATTGTCGTCAGCGGGCCATCTGCCGTTAAAAGCACGCCCCCGCCGAGTCCCGGCACACCGCCGCCCGAAGACGAGCCGCCAGCATCAACCGGCGACGATCCGCGCGTGCCGCCGAAAACCGGCACGATCACCTACGTTCTGGGCACGGATTACCTACTGACACTTTCGGCCAATAACACTTGGATCATTACGCGGATCGCCACCGGCGCGATCCCCGCTGATAATACCGTGATCACCGTCACCGGCAAGAAAGTCACCACGACCGAGATCGGCCCGACCGACATCATCGGCGGCATCGACGTAGTGACCGGCGCACGGAGCGGTCTCGAAGTGATTGAAGACGTGTTCCAACTGACCGGGTTCGTCCCCGGCGTCATCGTCTGCCCAAAATGGAGCAGCACGCCTACGGTGGCAGCGGCGATGGAAGCGAAGTCGGAGAACATCAACGGCTGCTTCGCGTGCACCTGTTTGATTGACGTCGATACGGCTACGGTCAAGAAAACTCAGGACGTTTTGGCGTGGAAAAACAGCAACAACATCGTGTTCCCGCGACAAGAATGTCTGTTCGGGAAACCGGCGCTGCTTAATGTCCCGATTTCGAGCATCCCGGGCGCGGCTACGCTCGGCGATAAAATATTCCATTTCGCCAGCCAACAGGGGCCGTTGCTCCAGTGGACGGACACCTACAAAGGCGGCGGGATGCCGTTCAACTCGCCGTCGAACAAGAACCTGCGGATGAACGCGCTGCTGCTGGATGACGGGACTGAGCTACCGATGCACTTGGCCGACGCCAATATGCTCAACAGCCAAGGCGTCGTGACCGCCCTGAACTGGATCGGTGGCTGGCGCAGTTGGGGCAACCGGACAGCGGCGTTCCCGTCCAACACCGATGTGAAGGATATGTTCATCCCGGTGCGCCGGATGTTCGACTTCATCGGGAACACGGTCGTTTTGACCATCTGGCAGAAAGTCGATGAGCCGGGGAACCGCCGCCTGATTGATTCGGTCGTCAACAGCCTGCAAATGTGGCTGGATGGCGTTACCAACACCGGGGCGTTGCTCGGTGCGCGGATTGAATTCAGGCAGGATGAGAACCCGACCATCGAAATCCTGAACGGGCACTACGTATTCCACATTTTCCTCGCGGTGCCGACGCCAGCGGAATGGCTCGACTTCCGCATCGAATACTGGCTGCCATACATTCAAAATCTCTGGCCCCAAGCCGTAGCAGCATAAAACCCGACAACCAAAGGACTAAGCCAAAATGCAAATTCCACAGCACGTAGCAAACTATTCGATTTTTCGCGACGGCAAACGCTTGATCGGCCTCGCGGACGTAACCCTGCCGAACCTGCAAAACCTCACCGATTCACTCAAGGGCAGCGGCATTTTTGGCGAGATCGACGCGCCGATCCAAGCACATTTTCAGGCGGCCACCGTCACGTTAAACTGGCTGTCCATCACCGACGACTCGTTGTTCGCCACCCTACAGGACGGGGCGCAGTTGGACGCTTGGTCGAGCGTTCAATTCCACGATTCGAGCACCGGCAAGATCATCCATAAAGGCTGGCGGTTCGTGATGACCACGCTGCCGAAGTCGTTCAATTTTGGCAAGCTGGAGATCGGCACCAAAGGGGAAGCAGTCAGCGAGTATGAGTTGGTGGCGATCAGAGTGATTCGGGATGACGTGACCGTTTGCCAGATCGACAAGGAGAACGCTATCTGCCAGTGGTGGGACGGAGTGCAGTTGGTTGACTTCGCGCAAGTGATCCGTCAACAAATCGGTTTGTAAAAAAAGATACTAGGTGACACACTCGCTTCATGGATCAGTCATTATTGCAAAAGCGGGAGGCCGCTCCGGGTGACGAACCACGGGAGCGGGGTCACGAACGTTTAGACAACGGGCAAGTCGCCGATGTGATCGAAGCCGAAGCGGAGTTTCGAGACGTCGCAATCGAAGCGCCGAAGCCGCCGTGGAGAATGAAGATCGAGCCGCCGATTGATTACGACGGCGAAAAATTCAGCGAACTCATTCTCGATTTCGACTCGCTCATTGCCAAAGATTTCGTGCGCGCCGAACGCACTTTCACTCGCCTATACAAGCCGGACAAGAACGAGACCGCTGTTCTGCCGGAGATGAAACACGAGTATCAATGCGTGCTCGCTGCACAGGTCGCCGACGTCCCAATCGGCGTCATCTACAAACTGCCTCGCCGTTATTACATACCGTTGAGGCTCGAAGTCCTAAAAGCCTGTGGCAGCTCGCCGGACGAGGAGAAAGCGTAACAGCCCTCCTGCGCACCATTACGATGCGTCTGGCGCGGGCCGGTTGCGGCAGCGTCGGCTATTGGATGGAGTTGCCGATCACGGAAATAGCCAGCTATTTGTTCGAGCTTGTGGATCAGTTGGAGGACGAGCACAAAGCCGAGAACAAAGGGAGGTGATGATGAATGGCTGACGTCAGGAAAGAATATCAGGCGGTATTCGCTATCGGCGCGAAGCTGATGAGCAATTTCAAGACGACTATGACTGCTGCGCAGGCGCGTCTAAAAAAGCTTGAGACCGCCGCCGTTGCTGCCGGGAAAGCGATGAAAGTGGCGTTGGCCGGGATAGCCGGAGGCGCTGCAATAGCGGCACTGGGCGTCGTGGGCAACATGATGCGCAAGATGTTCGAAGGCGCGACCGAGGAGGCCATACAGGCGAACCATCGCCAGCGCGAGCTATTGACTGCGCTAATGAAAAACAACGTCGTTCGCGCTCAAGGCATAGAATTCGCGCGGCGGCAACTCGACATGATCAATAAGCAGGCCGAAGCGTTGGGCAATGTCGGCGTCATCGGCGAAGATATTTACAAAACGCTATCGGTGACACTGGGCGAAGTCGGTGTCCCCACGCAGCAGATCATTTCCAGCCTCGAACCGATGGGCGATTTGCTCGCCCAGTTGAAAGGCGTCAACGCCACGCAGGAGGACGCCGTAGAACTGGCGAACGCGATGGGCCGCGCCATTAACACGGGGCAACTGAGGCCGTTGCGCGCTTACATTAAAGACTTGACCAAAGCCGATCAGGATCAGTTCAAGGCGTTGAAGTCTCGGCAGGAGCAGTGGGATTTTCTCATCAAACGGATGCAATTCGCTGCTGGGCAGAACGTTCGGGAAGGTAACACCGCCGAAGGAACGGCCAAAAAGCTGGACAACCACCTGCGCAAACTGCGCGAGGAAATCGGGCAACGGCTGCTGCCGATTCAGGCAAAGATGGCCGAGATGTGGTTAAAGGCGTTGCCGAAAATTGAGCCGGTGATCTTGACCACGCTCGATAAGCTGGGCAACGCTATGGATTGGCTCGTTGAAAAGTTCGGTGAATTCTCCAAGGAGGCGAATAAACCGGACGGCCTATGGCACACGCTCGGCCAGATCAAAACAACGTGGGACGAGCTTATTCACACGATTTTCGGCTACCCGAAAGCGGCCAAAGACGTAAAGGAAGCCAACGAGGGGCTGGGCACCAGCTTCGCCAAGTGGCTCAACGAGGAGTTAAAGGCCGACATTAAGACCATCGAGGCGTTGATCAGCGCGGTGAAAGCGTTAAAGGAATGGCTGGTCAAACTCGGGTTTGCGACTCCAGCGGGCCAAGGCCTCGAAGGAGGTGTGGGCTTCAAGAAATCGCCGCTCGGCAAAGCATGGGACTGGGCAACACACGGCGGCGGCACAAGCCGGTTCACCGGAGCTGGCGGCGGTGGCCCCGTCCCGGCTGGCGCGGCCAGAGGCCAACCGTTTTTAACCGAGGCGGCAAGATCGGCCATCGTTGCCGAACGCGCTGGGTTCATCAAGGAGTTGTCCACGCCAGAGATGACGAAGCTGCTGTCCGCCACGCTGCACGAGGAGCAAGGCACGGTTGAAGGCCAGAAA